AGATACATCATATATAGCTAGAATATCTCCTAAAGCTGGTGTAACAGATGATAATCCATTAAAATTTAAAGATAATGTTCTATTAGCATCTAATGTTCCACGTCCTTGAATACCTTCTATAGTTGATAGAGTAGTAGTAATATCTACTTTCTCATCTAAAGCATCTTGTAAATCTGTATTATCAGCAATATTACCACTAATATTATTCCACAATGTTGCAACAGGAATATCCGCAGCTGCTACTTTATAATGACTAAGAGTATCAGGATCATATACTACTAAATAATCAGTACCTTCTGGAGTAGGGTTAATTGTTAGAGAATCAATATCTAAATCAAGTGTAATATCTGATTCAATAGTTCCTGTACCTGATAATGCTGTACCTGCGATTACAGATACTGATGAATGATCTACATGTTCTGTAGATACAAAATTACTTAGATTATCATGATCTATATTAGTTTCTACAACATCAATATCAATCTCCTTATTCAAAGAATCTAATACTACAGATAATCTATTACTTTGTGGATTAAGAGTTCTGAACTCAAAATTAATTCCAGTCTTTGCATGAAATACTCCTACACCAGAAATACCTTCATTAGATGCTGTATTGGCCTCTCCACCTCCCAAACCTGTAACTGTTAAATCTATTTCTGTAGATGAAGGAGTAATACCTATACTACCATCCGATGATTTAATAGATTTAAATTGTAAATCTACACCTACTTTAGTACTATATATTCCAGTGCCTGCTCCAAGATTGGAAGCTGTATTAGCTTCTGTGTCTAAGTCAATTACTTGATATGTACCATCATTAGATAGAAAAGATAAACCATCGCCATTTGTAATTAGTTTATCAACTTTTAATTTATCTGTAGCAGATAAAGCTCCTGCGTTAGATGTAGTAGCTAAATTTAAACTAAGTATTTGGTTTGCCGCATCTAATACTAATCCATTAGTTATATTTAAACTTAATGGCTCATGTGTATCTTCAGTAAGAATAGGAATAACTCTAGAGTTAGTTCCCCCATTAGTAGATACTTTTAAATACTGAGTAGAAGAATTAACAGTATCACTATAAGTAATTCCATCTGTCGATCCTTGAATATAAGAGTTACCTAATAATTCTACAGCAATATTCTTAGCTTCAGAATAAGTAGATGAATCTATTAATAATTTAGCTCCTACAGATTTAGCTGTACTAAAATCTGTAGTTAGAATTTTAGAATCTATTAATCTTCTATCAGACATTTATTATTCTTTTTTAGATTCTTTAGTTTGTTTAGACTCTTTAGTCTTAGCAACTTCAAGTTCTTGTTTACCTGCTTGTTCCAGAATCATATTAATTACAGGACTAGATACTTTGTAAGGTAATTCTTGCAAACCTGCTATAGCTTGTTTTAACTGTTCTACTTCAAATTCAATTGTGTACTTCATAATTACTTTTCTTTTAAAGATTTAAAAAATTTATATAATATCGTCAAAGATACTAAAATTCCTAGAGACAACGAAATTATTTGTAAATATTCTATCACTTGATGAGTAGTTAGTTGTTCAGCAGTTTCTTTTACAGGTGTAATGCTTAGAGTAGTGCCTGTAGCAATAGATCCAAGCATAGTGTAGAATCTTGTACGGATACCTTCCATGAATTCAGACATCCAGAAGATCTTCCACAGAGAGGTTAGTAGTTCTAGTTTTTGCATTATATAATTACTATTTAAATTTCTTTTTAATAATTAATCCAGTTAAGTCTTTGCAATACCCCGGAGTACATAATCCACACAAAACCTCCCAAAATTGTGGCAAACATATCTACTTTGTCAAAAGCCTTTTTCTTGAAAAACTTTCCATAAGCTTCTTTCCCGACTGCAAATAAGATAACAACAATTAGAGCTATTATGTCATCTATAGGTAGACTAACTGATGCAGCTATTGAAATACCTGCAAAAAAGTGAGTGTATTTATCTAATCCAATTTTCATTTTCATTATACTTTCTTTTTAATGTTCAATCCTTTTGCGTTCATGTTTTCAAGAGCATTGTCAGGTAACATATCCAACAATACTTGGCTAACGTTCAATGTAATTTGCTCATTATTACCACCTACCCGGTCAACCTGTTGTAGTAACCAACCTATAACATTTGCATCCTCCGTCAACAAGTCAAACTCAGTTACAGACTGATCAACCCGTTCAAATGAATCAACCAAAGTGAATCCTGAAATAAGAGAAGGATAATCCATCTGAATCTCAGCACTAATTGGCACAATAATTTTATCCGTGTCAAAACTCACCTCGTTGCCGTCTCCATCATATACGATATTGGTTTTAGCTACACTAGGATAAATCTCGAAACAGCGTTCCGTGTGTTGCCCGACTGCATATCCTTTTGCCACCGAATAGGCACAATTTAAAGCAACATATTCATCCAAGCTCAATAATGCAAACTTGGGTTGTGGTCTTGTTTCTATTATCATACCTTAGTCTTTTACAAGTCTTATTGAAAACCCTTCATTCACAGATGAAACAGGAACAACTTCTGCGACATTCGTGTTATGATATAATTTCATAACCTTATCACTATCTGTACACCAAAAGGCTACGTGGTCTTTTATTGCGTTAAATGTTCCATCTGCATTTCTTGAACTAGCCCCAAGTGCTGTAAATCCGGTTGAATTAGTGCCTCCTGTTGTATTCCAATAATCAGTGCCGTTATATTTCAAGGCATTGCCTCCATTAGCGGCCAATGAAGTTAATTCAACCTCTGTCGCTACGTGCCAACCGCTTGGGGGATTAGCTATAATAATATCTCTTGCGGCTTTGTTGTATAACTTCCCGTACAATGATCCAATTGCAGGATCATTATTGTGATATGCCCATGCAGCATTACCAATTGCCCATGTGGCATTATCTGTCACGTTTGGGATTGCTGTTCCATTTGAACTAGCTACTACTTCTAAATTAGACGAAGCTACATTCACACTTACAATTGTCACACTTGGTATCTCAGGGAATATCTGACGTAGCTTAGTTGCTTCTGCGGCTACTTGTACAGAGTTCATTTCGATACCTCTTGTGAATTTAGAGCTATATGTGCCAAAGAAATAGTTAGTCGGGTCTTTTAATAAATTTGCAAATATCACATTTGTAGCTATTGAAATAGACTCTTTATAAACTCCGTTTATATAAAGCTTTAAAGTCCCATTACCTACTGCGGTTAAAGTGATAATAGTATTCTTACCTACATACGGTTTGTAATCAGTTGTAAAACTCCCAACTGTGCCAGATGCATTTGTGAATTTTACTAATCCAGAATCTATCTTTATAGCTGTTGTAGTTCCTGAATAAAATCCATTTGATGTTGATGATGTAGCATTAATTACATCAGTAACACTCCAAGCCCCATTCGCTGCAAAACTAATAGTTGGATGTGTCATATACTTACTTCCAACATTCGGATTCTTCAACCCCCATTTTTCATTTGGTGCAATGAATCCTGTTAGGTATGGTTGACTTGCCTCTGTTGTTTGGGTAGCTGAATAGTCTTTGTCTATGACTTCTTCTACCATAACATTATCCCAATTAGTTATTGCACTAGTTGAGTTTCTTAAATAAATGTATGACGTGGTTCCAGTTGCAATAAATTCAACAGATTTTGTACCAGACGCTGTAAATGCTGTTGAATCCACTAAACCAGCATCAGGTGTAGAACCATTACCAACTCTTAACACTGTTGTGGTATTGAACACTGTTGAAGAAATTATTGACGCTGTTGCTCTATATCTTTTACCAATAGCAGTTGCGAATGTTTGATAAACACCTGAAGGTGCTGCATTATACGTTACTTCAATAGTACCATTATTCCATATAGATGTTGCATTAAGATTAGTCCAATTTGAAATATCAGTATCGAATGTCCCATTAACAATTAAATTAGATCCTAGCTTCTCAACAGGAGTTATATCATACCCCTTAGTCACATACTTTGTATTTCCACTTGTGCGGATGTTGTATGCTCCTAGCATTCCAAACAGAATACTATCATAGATGCCATTGGCTTTGGCCATGCGGACATAATTGTTCAAATCGGTATCACTATCAATCTCGCCTCCATCAGCCAACACCCTAGATTTAAGTGCTGCGATAAGGTTCAATAATCCCCCTTGTTGATTACCTACTCCATTACCTAATCTATAACCTAATCCTAATCCATACCCCATAATTAAATCTCCTTAATTAGCATTAAAGATCCTGAAGTAAGTGTTATAGTAGAGAAAGATAAGGGATAATATCCAGCAGTAAATGTTACAGCAGTAATATCTCCTGTAATAGATCCTAAAGTTTGTTCTGTAATACTAGTTATTACTGTATCCGTTAATACTACAAAACCTGAATATTTAGCTGTAGGAGCAGGATTAGTATCTAAAAGAAAATGAACCCCATCTTGAGCATGGGACTTGTGGTTAAACTCATCAGCTGCTTTGCGATTAACAGATGAGATACGTGTATTAAATGTTTCTTTCATTGCTAAAATAATTTAGTTGACAGATTAATTTCTGTTTGTGTTACAAATATAAAAAATAAATATATAAAATAATAACTAATCTACTTGTACTATAAACTATAAATAAATAGCCCTATTAGAAGAACTCTAATAAGGCTATTTTAGAAAGGAGGTATTTAAGGATTAAGAAATTCCCAATACAGTTTTAAGATCTGTATTCAAAGTAGCTCCTGATTCATCTTCAGTTGCAATAATTACAGTACCATAATGTTCAATTTGACGGTCAATACCAGTTACACTAGTATCTTTATAATCAAATACAATAACATCATAAGTTTTTCCAGAAGTAGCATCCAATGTTTTAGTAACAGGATAAGAAGCTACACGGAAGGTTTCACCACGATTACCTTTAAGGAATGATTCAATTTCTGCAATTTCCTCATAAGTACCAGTACCTTTAGTACGTGCAGTTGCGGTAGTAATCAAAGTATTGTCAAAAGCTGAACTATTTAGTACTGCTTCAAAATCAACTACTTGATATTTCAGTAAACCAGCTTTAAATTCTTGTGCAACACCTGTCAAAGAAATACCCCAATTAGTAGCAACGTTAGCAGCAGTAGCAGCAGTAATAACTTCAACATCATCGGTAGCAGTAGCATAAGTACCAGAAGCTTCTACAACAGGTCGATCCAAAGTTACAACTAAAGAATTAATAGCTGTTACTTTGTAAACTTCAGAAGTCAAAGCAGTGCCACCACCTACAGTACCAATACGTACAAAGTCACCAACAGCTAAGGTACCACCACCAGCATTATACTGCAAGTTAGTAGCTACAGTAATAGTGTTTGATCCTTGAACAACAGTAGTGTTATTATCTAAAGCATTAGCAGTAGTTACAGCAGCAGAGGCGATAAGCCCAGGTTGAACCATAACCTTCTTGTTAGTCTTATAAATAGCAGTCATATTTAAAATTGCAGAAGCAATAATACCTTCAGCAATTTCTTTCTCAGTTGCATCAGCATCTGATTGATATTCTGCATACTCATAAGGAGGATGTGTTGCAAATGCAGTAGTAGTATCTTTCAGAATTACACTCAAGATGTAAGAATCTGAATTCTCTACATTAATAGAACCAGTAGTTCCATTATATCCAACATATACTTTCTTTTGAGTAGCTGCTGCATAGGCAGTAGAGGATTTACGTAAAATATTACTATATTCAATGTGAGGTGTATTAACTACTTCACCATCTGCATTTTTATAGGCAATAGTAAAAATATCACCAGCAGCAAGAGCATCTGTTTTAGGAGTTTGACTCCCATTAGCAAATACACCAACTTGACCTGAAGCCAAACTTGCTCGTGTTCCACTAGCCAATAAATCTAGGTCTTTCCCAATTACAATGTGGGAAACATTTTTTTGTCCAATCATTTTGTTTAAAACTTAAAAATTAATATTAAAACTTATTATCTTTTTTGTGTTTCTGCTACTCCAATTTGATATGTTTCAGGAGTTACAGCAGCTTTCATTATTTTAACAGCTTCATCTACAATAAGTGGATGAAAACTTGAATCTAATATACAATGTTTTTGATTTGTTTCATCTGTATTATCTACAACAATATTAGGTAATTCTCTTAAATATCTAACTCTATAATCAGTAATAGCTGTACCATCTGTAATTAACTCTGTTCTTTTAGCAGAGGCTTCAATAGCTGTACCTTCAGCATCTGTTACTCTACTAATATCCATTCTCCATATTAAATCTGAATAAGGTTGTTTATATGGATTTTTAATATTAGAATTATAGTAATCGTGTGTTATAGGTTTCACAGTTGTTTCAGAACCACCTGTCAATGTAGCAGCTTCTTCAACAGCTATATAAAATCCATCTGGTAAATCGTATATAAATCCATTTGGATGTTTAGCTGTTTGATCTGCTGATAAAGAGATATCGCTATTTGCAATAGAACCTGACTTAATTAATTGTTCTAACTTACGTCTTATAAATTCATTAGATTCAAATTGAGGAATTAAACTTTCAACAACTTCATGTTGAGCATCTGTAAGAATAATACTTAATTGCTTATCATCATAAGCAGGAGCAGCATATTCATACAATGAATCAAATTTAATTTGGACAGTATAAGCTAATTCGTTAGCTGTCATTATTTAAATTTTAGTCGTTGTTCAATCAATAATTTAATATCTAAATTCTTAGGATCATTAAACCAATCTACAGCACCTTGAAAAGACTTAGCAATTAATTCATTATTCTCTGTAATACGATATTCACTTCCACCACGAACAATTAGTTCTCCAGCATCTAAAGCATCAAATACAAATAATTTTGTTATAGCTTGTGGATCATTTACAGCACTTAAGAAATCATCAATTGTTTTAATCTTTGGATCTTTAACAGTTGCAACCTGCTCAATGATATTAGCTAATTTACCTTGCAGAGTTTCTAATTTAGTAGTTGCTGATAATCTAACTCCAAGAAGTCTAAGAACATCAACCATCTTTTTCTTATTATCATCAATTTTACTGAGTGCTTTATAAGCCTCAATCTTTTTAATTGCTAATTTAGATCCTTCTTCTTCAACATAACGTTCATCTATAAGTTTATATAGATATTCTGGAATATTAGTATCATCTCCTTGTTCAGCAAATTGATCTAGAATTTTTAAAACTCTATAAGCCAATGCGTCATATGGAATGGATAAATCCAAGTCTTTACCTTCTTTATCAATATGTATACTAAACTCACCCCAGAATTTACTTGTACTTCTATTAGGATTAAGTGAATCTTCATCTAATCCCATAATTTCTTCAAAAGCATATTGCTCTTCCTTAGATTTAAAAGGATTTAAATAAGCTCTTGATCTAGCACTTAATGGTAATCCCCAACCTTTCCAGCAACCTGTATAAGTATGATTACCATCATGATCTTTTTTAAAGAACGCTTTGTTTCGTAGAATAGGTACTACTTTAATAACCCTATTTTCCAGAACTAATTGTTCAGAATTTGCTACTTTCTTCTCTTTTACTGCCATATACTAATTTATTTATTTATTTTACAAATATAAGAAAAAGTAGGAATTAATCCTACTCTTCCATTTATATTTTATTATACCATGTTTAGAATCCATTCACCACAACGAAGTGGATTGTGAACTTTAACACCACACCAGTCTGCTTGGTGCATTACATAACCATCTACAGGAGTAGTCATAAGTTTCATCTTTTGTCCACCCGGAGTAAATGGATCACGTAAACCTGCTTCATAACCCCAAACAGGATCTTGACCTTTAACACGTACTTGTTGGATGTTAGGCATACCCGCAGAAGTACCAAAGTCCATCAAAGTCAGACGATATGATTCTACTACACCACCATCAGGATGACGAAGTTTATTACGTTTAGGATCATCATACTCAGGAATGTGCATGAATTCAAAACGTAATCCATTAATATCAGCAAACTTAACAAATTGAGGGCGAGCATATGACCATTTGTTAGCCCCACCAGCTTTTGCTGTTACATCCATACGATTATAATCCAAACCATAAGATAATGCATTTGCACCAGCATATTGCTCGATAGCTGCTGATACCATACGTAAACCATGTTCACCAGTACCAACTACAAACGTACGTTCATCTTCAGGAAGTTTACCTACTGATAGATCCAAAGCCCAACGTACAAAGTTTTCAATATTGAATTGAGTATAGTAGAATTTATTAGCAGGAGAAATTTGATCACGCAAACCCATACCAGCTTTAATTTCATAACCTGATTCGCCTAAGTTGCCATAACTACCATCAGCACGTCTGTTTGATTTACCAAACATTAACATGTGGGCTTTTTCTCTACGGAACTCAGTTTGGAACTGCCAATCTACACGGTTAATCCAAGTTTTAAATTCTTTAGTTTGACCACCATCATTTCCATATTGCCACAGAAATTGAATAGGTTCATTTTTACCCTTATTAATCATATCACCAGTAACCATGTGTTTCTTACGAATCATGGAAATACGGTTAGCCATTTTAAATGGTGAATTGAAACTAATATCTGAACCAGTAGAAGATAGAATTTGTGGAGCCAAACTATAGTCTGCTGACCAACGAGTTCCAGCTGTTAATTCAGAATAAGGGATATAAGCTTCTGCATCATCAATAACTAATTGTACTTTAATACGGAAGTTAGTACCAATTTGTACTGGTTCATCTACAACATACAAGTGATAGAGGTCTGGTTTATTACCTACAATAACGTGTGTTTGATAGAAAAGTTTTTCTTCAAAATACATGTAGAAAGGCTCACCATACTTACCTGGAGTAGAAGCAGAAGTGAATGCGTTACCTGCTAAGTCTGTAGCAGAAACCAAAGGAATGTTTTTACCATCTGCACCCATCAACATCCATTCATACTCTCTGTCATCAGCGATATATTCAATAGGATATTGATTAAGTTTAGATACTAGGTCATCTTGTAGATTAACTTTATAAATAGTATCTACAAATTTAGTGATCTTGATAGGATCTTCTCCAAACAAATAACCAAGGTTATTACTGGTAGTTAAACCTGACCAGTCTTTACCTTCGTGGCGAATTGTTGGAAACATTTGTTGTGTAATTGCCATAATTTATTTAAAATTTAAAAGGTTCTTTTAGAAATTCATACTATCCAAAATATCTTTGGTAGTTTGTTTATTAATTCGTTGATTAGGACGACTAATATTATATTGTTTTTGCAGATCCATTGCTTGTGCAGCTTTTTCTATTTCTTTAGCTGTAGCTTTTTTAGCTGGTGCTTGGAATCCTGAGAAATCAGTAAATCCATTTGTAAAATCATAGAAGTAAGCTAATTTAAATTCAAAGTCCAGAGGATTTTGTGCTCTATGTTGACCAATCTTATTAATAGGATTACCATAAGCATCTTGAGCTACCTGAGTTGTCATAGTCTTCCAAACCTTATCTCTCATAATGTTATTCATAGGAATACCCGGAATAATTTCTTTAGTAACTTCTAAAGACTTTTGGAAATCTGTTAAAGCTTTTTGCTGTGCATCATAAGCAGCTTGTTGTTCTGCCTTAGCTTTAGCAATAGCTTGTTGTTCCTCATCTTTAACTAGACTTTGCAGTTCTGTCAATGAACTTTTAGCCTCTACATCTAATTCTGCTAAATCATCAAGTCTTGCAATTTCTTTTTCAATCCTTTCATCAGAGAATCTTGTACTTCGTTTGTAATAATCTCTCACAATTTGCTTCTGTAAGTTAGTATCTTCAGATAACGCATCCTCTGTAATACTAGAATATGTGAGATTATCCTTGTTAAACTGTAAGGCTGTCTCAAAAGGTAACCCTTGTTCAATAGCTTCTTGTAAATGCCTTACTCTAGGATCTAAAGATTCTTTATAACTATTGATATAATCTTGAACTTGTTGCTGGAATTGATTCTTCATTAATTCAGTAAATCCACCAGCATCTTTTACTTCAAATTCCTCACCCTCAGCAGGTGAAAGAAGCCCATCCTCCATGAAAAGCTTAGCAATAGCAGTATATAATTGAGAAGAAGAGCCTGATTCAGGTGTATCTTGGGAGGATGGGTCTTCATTTTCTTCTTGTTCCTGAGATTCTTCTGGTTCAAATGTATCTGGAATCTCATTTCCCTGTTCAGTTTCTTCTTGTGCACTACCTTGCGCATCAATAGTCTCTTGTTGTTGTTTACTTTCAATGAACTCTGACATTTCTGCCATAGAGGTTAAATCAAAACCTCCAAATTCTTCTTGAGATTGATTCTCTTGTTGTTGTGTTGCTTCTTCTATACTCATACTATTATAAATTTATTGCTATACAAATGTATTATTGTTGCTAATTATCTCCAAGTTTTATATACCTGAGTTCATTTCTTTATAAACTTCAGATACACTTATAATATACTATTAAGGCATTGATATGATTATAGGCTGATTATCTAATACTACAGCGCATGATATAATACTTTTCTTTATATCATTTTTAGCGTAATTCATACCGTATGATTTTTCATCTACACCACAACCTACAATCATTCCCCATACAGTTTTATTTGGTAATTTATGAAACAGAATACTTGCATCTGAATGCATATGTCCCATAACAACGTTTTGTCCTAAATTCAATACTCTTCTGTATGCGGCTGTAACTCCGCTGGTTCCAGTACCATGTAGATATACCGTATCATTAATTTCAAAGAAATCTTCAAATTCCCATTTGGGTACTTCTAATACATCCGCAAATCCTTTTAGCCATTTAGAAGCTATTCCAGAATCTGCTGCAATTTTATAAGCTCTAATATCATGATTACCTATACATACTTTCATCTCTGGAAATACTTTATACCATTCTTTTAATTTCTTCTTAGTGTAAAATAATTCATCTCCAGCACTATAAGCATCTGGAATGGATGGATGTCTACTAGTAGCATGAGAGTCTATTAAATCTCCAATATGTACTACAGTATCACAGTTATATTTATCATACTGTTCTTTACAGAATTCTAAATATCCTTCTTTTTCATAAGGCAAATGAGTATCTCCAATTACTAAAATATTCTTATAATTTCTATTTGTAGATATTCTATTGACTTTATGATATTTATTAGCTGCTCTAACTAATCTCCTAGCTTGATAAATTGTTTCTTTTGATGTTTTAAATCTTTTAGATAATTTACCTGCACCCATGCTTAAGTAAACAGGTTTGTTTTTAAATAACTCTACGACTTCTTCTAATTGCATATAGTTTATTTTTTAGTATTGGAAGTACTAGGTTTATTTTTACTAATATTCTCTGTTGCAATATTATGACGTTTAGTTTCCTGTAATTGATCTCTCTTTAAATTAGTTTCTTGTTGTTGCTTTTGTCTTTGTAAATTAACTTTCTCTTGATCTAATGAAGTATCTTCAGGTTCAACATCATTACGCATACCTGCAACTGTAATAGCTTCTTCAAATTTCTTATCAATTTTATAGTATTCAAGATCTCTATCAGCTTGCTTATCTTGTAAATTAGCTTGATTAATTCTTTCTTGTGTTTGTAGTTGTTTATCTTGAGCTTCCTGTTCTCTTTGATATTTCTCTTGTTCTTCAATTTCAAGTTTTTTAGCCATATCTGAAATAGAATCTGACCTTAATACTTTAATTGGAAGTAACATAGAAGCACCATTTTGTACAGCAGCATGTGATAATTGTTTAACAAGTTCTTTAATTTCTTGATCATCAGAACTATTAGATACAAACAAATCATATTCAGATGAAGCAAAGTCTTCTCCATTAAACTTAAGAAATACCTTACTCATATCATCTAAAATAAAGTTTAAATTAACTTCATCTGATTTAGAATATAGTCCTTTAGCAATATCCAACAATGCTTGTAATACTCTCTTTTTAGTTTGGTCATGGATATAAAACCATTTCTCTGTAATATGTGAACTCTGTGTTACACTTCGTTCAACACCACCAACAGTCTCTCTATTAGATACTTGACCTTCACGTTGAGATGTTACACCAGCAATCTTACCAACTTGATCCTCTATATGTTGTAGCATAAGTACAAGTTGTTGGATAGAATTACCAACCTGAGGATCTAATACTTTACCAGTTGTATTGAAGTTACCTGCTAATGTACCTTGTGCTTGACCTTTTTTACCCTCTTTAAAGGAATCTACAATCATGTAACCTAATACATCAGCATAATACATCCAAGTTTCCATGTCCCATTCATCAGGTTTCTTAGCTACATCTAATTCCATAATAGGGCCTTTATATCTAGCTAATACTAATTCCAACCTTCTCATATATACATTATATAGATACTGATAAGGTTCCATTCTACCCATTAGTGATTCACCATAATCTGTACCTACATAACCTAAGAAACACATAGACTTATTATTAAAGTGTTTCAGTTGAAAAGGTCTAACTCTATCTCTTACAATAATATCATTACCTAATTTAGTACCTTCACAAGCCTCATTAATCCAAAACCATTTAACTGATTCACCTAGTTCAGCATTTGGTTTATAATATTCTGATACCATTTTAGTAGACTCAGTACCATTCTCATCAAAATATGTTAATGTACCTACTTTACGTCTACTAGCCCATCTAACTCTAACTACTCTAACATTACCTTGAATATCATAAGGTAATCCATACGCATATTGCATATCATAGTATTCATCTAAAGGTCTGATACCTGAAGATGCTGTACCTAAATTAGAGTATAATACAGGAGTTCTATTTTGATAATTTAATACACCATTTCCATTACCACCACCTAATTTCTCATAACCAGCTTCTAAAGTATCTATATCAGAAGGTTTTAAATCTTCATAAAATTCATCTATTACCTTACCGACAGGCTCATAATTAATCTCTACTATAATATCTGAATCCTCAATCTTATGGCTGTCGCCTCTACGAATACTAAACACATTCCTCGGATCACATTTAACCAATACAGGTTTTTGTCCAAAAGAATCAATCCTATATACTTCCCTAGTAGATAACATTGCATCTCTAAATCCTTTAGAGAATTTTTCTTTAATATCCTGTTCTCTCCATAAATATTGAAGAATCCTAGAAGCAGTTACTTCATGAAGTTCTTTATATTCATATTGATAGTATTTATTAACTTCTTTTAACCTTTGTTCAACTTGTTGCTGATCAAATACTTCTGATTCAACTGCTTGCAAAGCAATCTGAATAATTTCATCTCTAAGATTCTTTGTATAATTACTATGGGCATCTTCATTTTTAGATACTACAGACCAATCAAACCTACGTTTAATTTCTTCACCTTGTAATAAATCTATTTTAGGAATAGTCAATGAATAGTTCTTTACAGATGCTGGCATAGAACCTGTATTAATCTGCATAGGATTAAATACTGCTTCAATCTCAGATTCATCTATAATATCTTTATCTAAATTATACCAGATCTCCATTTTATGCTTTAACTGTAATTCACCTGTATTTTGTAATACAACTAAACCTTCAGCAGCATCAATACAATCTCTGAACCAAGCTTTATTCTTTTTAGATCTTGGTAATTTCTGTTGTGGAAAGAATGTATATTGTTTCATAAGTTACAAATATATTATATCAAACTGTAAAGTTAATTAAATTTACTTAAAGGATTCACGTTGTTATAAACATTAGATCTGTTTACAACTATACCTTTATAAGCTCTTTGCCAAAATGCCTTATCTCTCAATTCATTTTCATCTATTATACCAGTCATTTTAATTTGTTCAAAGGCTCTCTTTTTATCCGCTATTAATATCATTAAAATTAATAATGCTGATACTCTATCACAGTTAGCATCCATAGTAAAAGCTATTAATTCTTTTAATAATGCTGGTGATCTTAGAGTATGCATATTCTGTTTCTCTGATTCATCATCTCCATCTTCAGAATAGGCTTTCTTAGCTAACCATTCTTTAAGTAATTCAATAGCCATAAGTTTCATCCTATCACTACTCATATTCACACCTAAAGACTTATTACCTATTCCTACAGATTTAACAAAGTTCTGTTCTTTAAGAATATCTGGTACTGGTAATAATAGATGGGTAGATGCTTTATTTTTGAAATGGGCATACAATCCCTTTTTATTGTTCTCATACAATATCCTAGCATTGTAATAGATGGCTAATTTCCGTACATTCTCATAATACTCTGAAGCTAATTCTGTCCTAGCTGTATATTCAGCAACTATCCTATCAGTCCAGCTATCATATACAAATGTTGACTGTAATGATCTAGTAATGTTGTCATTACCATCATCATCTACAGGGTCATTAACTAACCAGTATCTTCCAGAAGGAATCTCACCATCTGCATTTTCTTTAGGTTTTTCAAATATCTCAATACAAGCATCCATATCCACATTACGTGTTAATGGATAATCTCGTATTGGTATCTTATTTGAAGGTCTAGTATTTACTTTACCTGTACCGTCTATATATAAATCTACTTTCCATGAAGAATCTAATAATCTAGTATTAGATTCTAAATCTGCTAATATTTCTTTAAGATCTTGTGTTGGAAAGAAGTTACCTTCCATTCTGAGGAAGATTTCAGAAGGTACTAATGGACTGTTAATAATCTCACCAAGTAACTTAGTCTTGCTTCTAGAATTCTTAGCTTTTTCCCTATCTTTAGTAATGGATGCTAGAGCAGCTGCCTCATTGGTTATTAAGTTAGGTCCCTCTTTAAACTGACGTCTAGCATATGTAGATGGTATAAAATAACCTATCTTACCATCTTTACCTTTGTTTTCCCATATGTCTTTAAAAGATACACAATTATATTCTTCAGGATTATAAAATATCTCTTGCGTGTAAGTAACTGCTCCAGAAGTAGTTAAACCGCCTGTACCCATTGCATATATAGAAAGTCTTTTAAATGTCTCGTTTGCTTGCATGGATTCTACAGCACTCCATATTTCTAAAATATTTGACGCGAAACCACATTCATCAATGAATACTTTATTGGCACGTCCCCCGTTGGCTGCCAATGGATTGTCTGCAAATGTAACGTGTTGTATAATTGAACCTGTAGTAGTAGCTTTTAATTCTTTACCTACTGCTAAACTGCCGTATGTATCAAGTGCTAATGGTGATGGATAGACAACTTTCTCACCATTAACTGATATAACTTCAGAACCGGGTAATTTATTAAACCCTGTCCTCATTTTATCAACAAGTTTATTAGTGTATTTAGCATCAATAGCCCCGATAACCGTTTCTGTCTTTAAAGGGTTACCTTCTTGCGCAAGTTGTAAATATATGTCGTAGTCTTTAGCGCCACTTAATAAAAAGTTATGATTAGCTAAAGCACTGGTAAACATACTCTTACCGTAACCACGTGGCCCGTTTTCCATAATGTGTTTTGCTGAATTATAATATAGAGGTTTTCCCATACTCTTGGGAAATATCTTTTGCATATAATCTCTAGCATAAACGTAAGTCTTTCTAGAACCATCTTTTTTAAAGATATTATTATAGAAGTTCTTATCATTTCCAATAAGACGTTTTAAATCCTCATCTGTATATAAAGGATCTAATAAAAATCTATTACACGAATATTCTTCATCATATTCAAAACCAGAAAATCCAATTGCTTCAGAATACATATAAGCTTTAATCCATTCGATATCTGAACAGTCGGGTAATCCAATACCTCTATATACTCCCTTTTCAAGAGTAATGTAGTGGAAATTGATGTAATAATATAATTCTGGAGGCATCCATTTACCTCCAACCCAATATCCTTCAATACACCTTCTCTTCTGCTCTTTCCAGAATTGTAATCTGTCGTATTTCTGAGATACAGGATGGAATCTAGGAATCTCTTCTAATCTAAATAAAGAATTATTAATCATGTTTAAATATCTCCGCTATCACTTAATGATAAAAGCTTATTACCTCTACCTTTCTTTTGCTCTTCTTCTAATAGTAATTTCCTTACCTTCTCATACTCATCGTATAGTTTAACTGTATTGGCAAGCATCTTATCCAGCTGATCTGCTGTACCTTTCATTAAACGTTGCTTACCTGTATTAGGATCTTCTATATAAGCGTCTAATGTAAACTCTTGAGAATGTATAAATTCATCTCTCTTTTTAAGAGTCTCATCCCATACTACTAAAGATTTCTCTGCTTGAGTAAGGATAATCTCTTGTAATCTTTTTAATAGATCTCTCTGTTTACTCCAGTTAAACTTAGTATCTTTTATAATATCTCTAGCAATAAGAGTTTCTTTATCTTCTAGATTGTAGAAGTCTGATTTAGGATGTATATACAGTAAAAGTCCCCACATTAAATCTGAAGACTTTTCCTTATTCTTAGATTTATCTTTATTGTATAAATCTTTAAAGATTATCTTATACTGAGGATTATACTCCCAAAAGTTATTAGTCTCGTTATAGTTCTCTAGAGGATTTCTCATTCTTTATTCTTATTCTTAGATTGTTCAATCATATAAATCATCTCTTTCTTACCATAAAATGTACCAAGATGTCTTAGATATATAGCATTCTCTCTATCCTCAGCCATAAACTTAGCTACAGCCATCCATGTAGAAGAAACTACATCATCTACAATTTCTACAGTAGTATCTAGTTCATCAGCAATCTCTTTATATATTTTCTTTTGTTTAGTTATTATTAATGGTTTAGACATTTAATATAAATTTAATATTAATACCTAAATCTTCAAAAGGAATATCCAAAATCTTAACTAAATCATTATCCTTAGTTAATAAGTTATACTTCCGCATCTTAACAAGATAAGTATTCATATTACCCTTAGATATTTTAAGTTTATTTTGTATCTTGATTCTATTCTCCTTAGAGAATATTAAGTGTTTACGTTGATCTTTATCTATATCAGAATATTCCTGATATTGCTTCATTATTTCAGATAATAATTCCAACTCCCTATCAGTAAATAAATTAAGAGGAGGTAAAGCTCTAATAATATCTAAAACTTCTTTATGGAATCTATCCTTATTTGTCTTTATTGGTATGTTCATCTTTAACTTCTTTGAAAATATTTGTAGAATATAATGAATCTACAAATTTAATAAAATTCTTAACATTAAAATTTTCATCTCCATACATATCTATAAATGGGTTGATTGTGTCTAAACCTACCCATCTATTCACATCTTTTATAGGATTTTTATCCTGTTCTTCCTTTAATTTTATCCATTCTTCTTTAGTTCTACTATGATAATCTGGAATACTACTTCTTCCATATTCTGGATCTTGTAGGTCGTCTATAGGATAATATTCCATTATTCCTTATTTAAAATCTTAAAAAATAATCTCAACATAGCATAATTATTAGCATTAGATAGACTACCAACACGTTCACCTTCACATAATGGACTAAGTTTAACTAATTCAAAATCATTATCATCCATTACTTTAATTCTACTTCCATCTCTAGTGATATAAGTACAATCAGGAACTAAATCCTCATATTCAATTCTTTCTAGAGGAATTGTATTATCAGCATATAATACACTTGTATCTATATTTGTCATAATTCTACTACTTTAATAGTTTTATCTTTATTAACCTTTTCCAACGTAACAGTCAATACTCCATATTCCAATACAGCATTAGTTTTAGATTTAACACTACAAGTCAGGTCAATTGTAAAATCCTTTACATCCACAAAAGATGAATCTGAAGTAATAGTTACTTGGAGTTTATCATCTTCTAACTCTAACTTAATTTCTTCTCCTTTTACTTTGGGTACTGGAATTTCGATAACTACAGAACTATCCTTATACTCAATATAATGAGTAGGTTTAGAGTATAAGTTAGGATCTGGTAGTTGAGGATATAATTTCCAAGTAGGTTCTACCCAATCAACTCCGTTAGGACACCAACTATTAGTACCTACCCATCCTTCTTTGTAACTCATGATTCTTTCTTTTTATAAGGTTTATTAACTATTTTAGTTTCAAGAACTTCATCATCTTTCCCTAATTTAGTTACTATTTCTTCTTGAGGTTTATTTATTAAAGAACCTTTAAGCTTACGTTTAATGTATACTTGTACAGCTTTACGTTTAATCTTAAAGTCTTGATAACTCATACCATCAGGTCTTTCACCTCGCATTAACTGTGCTATTACTAATTCGTTTTCCATTATTGTACAATTTTAGTATTATTCTTCTTACCTTTAGTAAAATCAAAGTTATCAGGAGATACTACCCAATCCATATTAAATGCTTGCATAATAGAGTATGTATGCTTGATTCCATTAATTTCAATATTAAAAGCTTTACCGGGTTTAGCGTCCAATACAATATCTCCAACTTCATAAGTTCTTACATCAGATCCTTTAGCTAAAATAGTAGCATAATCAAAATCTGAATTAGTGTCATCCTGTCCGGGTTTAATAATTAAACTCTTCTCAAAAAATACTTCAACCAATACTTCACTTGGTTTCAATTTAACTTTAGTTACATCAATAATTCTCTTCATCTCTTTATACTTTTATTCATTTATTTTATTTAAAAATTCTTCTTTGGTAATATAAACCATCATACTAAAATCATCACTACAAACTACTGTCATATTACCATCATTTGTTTCATTAAATCTAATAATATGATCCACATTAAACCACATATCACCAACTTCAATTTCATCTGGATCAAATGTATGTGGTCCAGGATTAATTCCCAATCCCTTTAATCTCTCTTCTTCTTCTGCACGTTGTTTAAGTTCTTCATAATCAATCAATGAAAATTTAACAGGTAATTTTATAAATTTTGGCATACTATTTCATTTTGTTTTTTAATAACTCATAATTGTTTTTAATTCTATCTAATTCTTCTTTAGATACTTTTGTAGAATTCTTAATTTTATCAAGAAACTCTCTAGCTTCTTTTCCATATAATATTGGAGTTTCTTTTATTTTACTAGCCATTATTTAATGTGTTTAAATTCCATACCATATTCAATTAATCTACCAGCTTTATTTAATTTAACCCTACATCCTTTATAATCACCGAATACAAAGTCTTGTGAAGTTAGAAACTCACGTACTTTAGTATAAAGACCATCTAAGAATACTTCAGTTGGATTAACAAATAGTTGTTTATCATCTACAATACCAAAAGTAATTAATTCTTTATCTGTTAGCCAATTAACCTTATAAGATCTTTTCTTAGTTTCCGGTGTATTCAGTACAAATTGTTTAAATGCTAATGTTTTTGTCATACTCTATTGCTTTTATCT